AGCACTTCGGCTATAACGTAATGGGCGAGTGCATTTGTAACCTCGAAAACGGAAACAAGAAAGCAAGCCCATACGTCGGTGCTTGTGAAGATAATTTCACAACCAAGCCGGAATATAAATATGATTAAAATTGCAAATATATGAACAAATACAATGAGCTCGCTGATAGCCAGAAGAAGAAGGCTCAGGCTATCGAGCTGCTGAAGAAGCAATATGCAGAGCTTCGCGACTATCTCTTCAAGATAGAGCCGCGCCTGGGCGAATACTACGACGACCTCGTGGCACACTCAGGCGTGGAACTGGGCGATGAGAACGACAGGCACAACTACTATGAGATACTCTGCGCCATGAAGTTCCTGCGGCTATATAAGACCTATCCCTTCAACCACGCGAAGCTCGCTGAAGTCATCTATGATGGAGAGGGCGAATGGGAGAGAGTCGGCACACAGTGGCGGCATCTTCGCGGTGGTCTCGCCCAGCCTGGTCGCCATGGTACTGAGGTCTATCGCTGGCAGCCCTGGCAGGTCTTCATGCTCGCCGCCATATATGGGCCTCAGGTGTGGATAGACACCGAGACTCCAATAGGCTCGCGCGAGCTGCTGCCTACTGAGCGCGAGAACCTCACTACTCAGCATATCGACGACCTGCGTAGGCTCTGCACCCTCTTCATCTTATATGGTCCGAGGAAGATAAACAAGTCGGGTTTCTGCGCAATAACCAATGTAGAGGAATTCATGCGCGGCGATGCCGATGCCCAGATATTCTGCGTAGCCAATTCGCAGGACCAGAGTAAGATATTATTCGATAAAACTTCCGACCTCATTCGCCAGCTCGACCCGCCTAAGCGGTCGGAGGGCAAATATATCAACTTCACCAAGACTCTCGTCAAGTTCAAGCCTGGCAAGTTCCGCTCTGCTCAGATGCAGGCTCTGGCAGCAGGTGGCAAGATGCCTGATGGCTGGTTCGCCTCGCGTGGGGCATTCGACGAATATGGAAGCGCCGCCTATGTCAATGGTGCCAGCGACATGGGCAAGACCATGGCAGTGGTGGAGTCCTCTATGGGGCCGCGGCGAGAGCCATTATCGCTCATCACGACCACCGCCAGCACAATTCAAGCTGGTCCATTCATCGAGATACTCGATGCCACCCATGCCGCGCTGGAGATGGAGCCGCTCTATGCCACTGGCGATGCTCAGCCCTCCCTCGCAGAAGATAGGCGCATGTGCATATTACTGGAACCCGACCTATATGAGCGCGACGAAGAATATATCCTCAACTCGAAGACGCTGAGGAAGAAGGTCAACCCCATGCTCGGACTCATTGTGCAGCACTCATTCTATGATGACCAAATAAGCAGGGCGCGCATGGACGAGACGAAGAAGAGAGAGACTATTGCCAAGCTCTTCAATCTGTATCAGCAAGTCAATGTCGAGCGCTGGAAGGTAAATCCTGACGATATTCGCGCCTGCCAGGTAGAGAAGAGAGTCGTCGATTGCAAGTATTCTGACGGCTGGCAGACATTCGTCGGTCTCGACTTCAGCAATGGCGGCGACTTCGACGCAGTCACATATCTGAGTGTCGATATGCGCCCCACTGGTCCGATGCTGGGCAGATGGTTCGCAGACTGTGAAGCCTGGATAACCGAGGAGGAACTTCAGGCATCGCCCAACAGCAGCCTATATGACAAATGGATAGAACAGGGATGGCTTAGACTCTGCCCGGGCAAGGTATTCAACCCCAATCTCATTATTGATGACCTCATCGAGAAGAACCAGCAGGGAGTGAATATGACTTACTTCGGTTATGACCCCGCCCAGAGTCAACAGCCTATCAACACGCTTAAGGCATGGCTCCAGACCATAGGCATAGATGCCGAGACAATCAAGCACATGGTGCGCGCCGTGAGTCAGTCTGCGATGACATTCAACCCACTCATCGGCAACTTGGAGCAGATGATACTTAACCCTGGCGAGCCATGGCTTCAGTTCTCCATGTCGCCGCTGTGGGCATGGGAGGCTGGGAATATCAGCATAGAAGAGAGCCGCTACGGCAATCAGCGGCTCGTGAAAACAAAAAAAGCAACTAAGATAGATAACTTCCACGCTCTACTCGATGCACTCTATTGCTTCAATCTGAGCGAGGGCGAGTTATAATAGAGCAGCAGCCTATATGGGCTGCTGCTCTATTAACTTGTCGATATATTCTGATTTATTATTGGTAAGCTGCTCGAGCTTCACGAATGAGTCCGATGAGATGCGGACGCTTAGAGTGACTTTCCGATTTCCGCGGGGGCGTCCTGCTCCAGGACGCTTCCCACCTCTGCCTGTTGTATTCATAGGCTATTCTATTGTGAATGTTACTTCAGAATATCCCTTCTCGGCGCAATAGTCTCGGAGTATCTTGCGCCCTTTTTCCGCCTCTTCGCGTGTTTCAAAACCATAGAGGTCAGGGTCGGGGTCAGGACAGCCACCACTCTCCACGTCTGCCTCGCCGTACACATAGCCACCATGGCGGTCGCCTTCGTGCATATAGATGTAATATATCTTATTGCGGATAGGCTCCTGATAGACCTCTTCCTCAGTCTCATTGCAATAGATAGAGACGATGCCGCCCTGGTAGTCGCCGAAGTAGCTCTCGTCGGTGCCATTGTTTCTCTTGATGTAGTCGAGGCATTCGTCATAGGACACTTGCCAACCAAGATTGTTGCTGTTCTCGCTGTCATTGAAGTGGATGTCGTAGGTTTTCATAATTGTTTTTTTTATTATTGGTTCTTAAATCTGAGGCAAAGGTAGTGCATTGTTTTGATATATGCAAGAAAAAATCAAAGAATTTTTATTTTTTTTTGAAAAAAAAGTTGAAAAGTAAACTTTTCCGACACTTTCCATGGCAAGTAAAGAGAGAATATAATGGAAATCAATGCTGAAACACTTATAGCTATTGCTGGCCTCTTCATCGGTGGCGGCAGCGGTGCATTCTTCACCTGGCACTGGCAGCGCAAGAAGGCTGAAGCCGAAGCGAAGCAAGCCGAGTCGCTTGCCGCGAAGGAGATGCAAGATATGTACCAACAGCTTGTCGCCGATGTTAAGAGCGACAGAAACGACCAGCGTACCTACATAGAGGAATTGAAGGAAGACCGCAACCACCTACGCGATGAGCGCAATGAGCTGCGCAACCGCCTCGACAAGACCGATGAGGATATTCGGGCACTCAAGAGAGACGTCGCCAGGAACGGAAGGAAGATGGAGAGCATGCTCCCTTTTCTTTGCGCCGACTTGAGCTGCCCGCATCGGCAGCGCGTCACTGTCACGGAAAGCGAGGTTGTGGCAAACAAAAAAAACGATGATTAACGTAATTCAGACACTACGAAGAGGCTCGCGCGGCGATGCCGTCAAGCAAGTACAGCGAGCATTGCATCTCTATGAAGATGGCATCTTTGGTCCCTTGACCGAGGAAGCCGTCAAGGAACTCCAGCGCCATGCGGGCATCAAGGCTGATGGCATAGTAGGTCCCGCCACCTGGGCGCTTATCTCGGGCGAGAGCCTGAAGAAGTCTTCTCGGCGCATCACCGAGATAATAGTTCACTGCTCAGCCACGCCCGAGGGGCGAGACTTCACTGTTGCCGACATCACGCGCTGGCACAAGGAGCGCGGCTTCTCCACAATAGGATATCACTACGTCGTTTATCGTGATGGCAGTGTCCGCGAAGGGCGCAACATCAATATAGCTGGTGCGCACTGCACTGGGCACAACAGCAATAGCATCGGTATCTGCTATATAGGCGGTACTGACGCCAACGGCAAAGCCAAGGACACCAGGACAATAGCACAAGTGTCGGCGCTGCGGACACTCATCAATAAGCTCCGCGCGCTCTACCCTGGCGCGAAGGTTTATGGGCATCGCGACTTCGCCAGGAAGGACTGCCCCTGCTTCGATGCCAGGAAGGAATATGGCTCATAGCTTTTGTTAGTTTTCATAGTTTTCATAATTGTTTTTGTTTAGGTAGGGCAGTCTTCGGGCTGCCCTATCTGGTAAACCCCGCGCGTGCTTACGCGCAATATATATGGATACTATTACCACCGATGGCATCGTGAGGCAGCGCAAGGACTTCGAGCAGCTGCTACTCTCTGGCGGCTCAGCCATGGAGAAAAAGATACAGAAGCTCGTGCGCAAGGTGCTGGATGAGGTGCGCAAGACAGTCTCATCCAGTGCTAAGTCGGCGATGCAGTCCGACCCTCGGCAAGCATATCGCGCCGTCAAGACAGCCGTCTATCGTCGCATTCTCGGCGGTAGTGTGAGCCTACTTGATAAGCGCAAGAGAGGCGGCAGCGGGCATGCTCCCGCTATTCCGAGCGGCAAGAGGACTGGACGCGGTGGCAACAGAATTTCCCGTAGTGCGAGAACCCAGCAAGTCATGTCCTACTGGGGAGAGGATAGAGGCTTCATCTTACGCTTCATCAATGCTGGCACGCAGCAGCGTGAGGCAGGTTCCCGTGGTGGCTCATTGCATGGCAACCGCGGCTCTATCTCAGCGAGGCACTTCTTCTCATCGTCCTCGCGTGCCGCCATGGAGAAGGCTGCGGGGTATCTCTCCCAGCTTATCGACGAACAGATTAGACAAGAATTGAAGTAAAATTATGGCAGATGTTATCACGAGATTGCGCCTGGAGTCGGGCGAATTCGACAATAAGATAAAGCGAGCTACGGCGGGGCTGCTCCAGATGGAACAGGACTGCCGCAGAACTGGCAATAGTCTCGCCAACCTCGGCAAGTCTGAGCAAGACTTCGTCAGGGGTCTGGGCAAGATGGAGACTGTCAGCAAGACAGCCCGCGGCAAAGTGGGCGAGCTCACCACGGCATTCACCGAACTCAGCCTGCAATATAAGCGTCTCTCGGACACCGAGAAAAATAGTGAGTTCGGTAAGGCGCTCTCTGCCTCTCTCGCCCAGCTCAAACAGCGCATCGGCTCAGCCAAGCAAGACCTCGCCGATGTAGATGCCCAACTGGGCAAGAGTAGTGGGGTGACATCAGGCTTCTCCAGCGCTCTCGGTGAGCTCGGTGGCAAGCTCGGCATCAATGGCGACCTCATGGGAATTGTCACGACAGGCACCATGGGCTACGCCGCCGCCATAGGCGCTGCCGTCACTGCCGTGGTGGCTGCCACGAAGGCATGGGCTGATTTTAACTCCGAGCTCGCCAAGCAGGACACTATCACTTCAGTCACTACTGGGCTGAAGGGTGCCGATGCTGACGCCCTAACCGATGCAGCCCGCTCTATGGCGCAGGTCTATGGTGCTGACTTCCGCGAAGTCATCAATGCCGCCAATACACTCATGAAGCAATTCGGTGTGAGTGGCAGCGATGCGATACAGCTTATTCGAGATGGTATGCAGGGAATGATAGAAGGCGATGCACCGAAGCTGTTACAGATGATACAACAGTATGCACCGTCCTTCCGCGATGCAGGCATCTCAGCCTCTCAATTAGTCGCAATCATACACAATAGCGAGGGCGGTATCTTCACTGATGCCAATATGAATGCGATTGTCATGGGCATCAAGAACATAAGGCTCATGACAAAAGCTACGGGCGACGCACTTGCGAAGGTAGGCATCGACGGAGCGGAGATGACGCGGAAACTGAATGATGGCTCGATGACAATCTTCCAGGCTCTAAGTCAAGTAAGTACCCGAATTCAGCAGGTAGGAGCAAGCAGCCAGGCTGCTGGTGAAGTCTTACAGGCGGTATTCGGCAGGCAGGGAGCAGCCGCAGGCGCCAACATCGGCAAGGCGATAGAGACTCTCAACCTCAATCTCAACGAGACTAAAACCCAGACTGGTGCAATCGGCGAGGCATTCGCTGAGCTGGAGAAGGCCACAGAGAAGCTCAATGCACGCCTGCGCGAAGTTGTTGGTGTGGAAGAGTGGGATGTGCTTGAAGTGAAACTGCGGCAGGGTATTGTACAGGGTATATCTGATGCGGTAGATGGAGTCATCGTGATGCGTAAGACCTTCGTCGATGCGGCGAATGCTATCAACACTGCATGGGCAGGCATAACGGACTCGCTGGGCATTGTCGGTACGGCATTGCAAAAATTACTTAACTTCGGTGTTAGCACTGGGCCGAGGCTATTTAGTATTATCGCAACTATCAATCTGCCCTTAGCCCGTATGTACAACCTGTTAAAGTTGATAGGTCGCATCGGAGGCATTGGTAATTTGGTCGGCGACATCAAGGATACATTTGACAAAGATAAGGCGGAGGCCCACTTCAAGAAGTTCAAACAGTGGTATAAGAAGCTTATCGGCGACGGCGAAGACCCCCAGCCGCCTGAAAATCCCCCGGTTGTTCCGCCGACTCCTCCCGTGAAGTCCTCTCCTGCTGCCCCGCGCCAGCTCACGGAGGAAGAGAAGAATAATGAGCTCATAGAGGCGAAGAAGAAAATATATATCGAGGTTTCCGATGCTGCCAAGAAGCTGAGCGGTGCAGAACTGGAGGCGAACCAGAAGAGACGCGAGGCACTGAGACAAGAGATTGCTGCGCTCCAGGCGCGCAATGCCGAGCTCCAGCGCTATGAAGATGAGGCGCTGGGTAAAGTCAAGACCACACCCGATGCCCCAGCTGGGTCAATCAAGGCCCTCACTGAGGAACTGAAGAAACTCAAGGAACAGCAGTCTCTCGCCACTACTGCGGAGGAATTCCAGACACTCCAGAAGAAGATAGATGAGACCTCTTCTGCTATTGACAGGCTCCAGGGCCATATCGCAACGCTCAAGACTGGGTTCTCGGGTGTCACCACCTCAGCCCTCTCAGCCTGGAAGAAGTTGCAAGAGGAGTCTCTTGCATCTATGCAGGTAGGCACTGCGGACTATACCGCCACCTATGCCAATATCATCGACACCCAGAGCCTGAGCAATATCATCAATGAGTCTGTGAAGAGAGGCGTGAACCTCGACACCTCGACACTGGAAGGGATATGGGAAGGCATCCTCGACCCCGACAGCCTCGATGAGTCGGTGCGCGAGAAGATGCAGGCACTTGTCGATACTATCAATGCCACCCTTGCCGAGGGCGTGGAGCCTATCAAAATAAACCTCAATACCGGCAATGTCGTCAGTGAGACGAAGAAGGTAGAGAGTGGCTGGAGCGAGGCCGCCAAGGCAGTGCAGAGCATCGGTTCTGCGCTCAGTCAGGTAGAAGACCCCGCGCTGAAGATATCAGGACTCATCGCGCAGGCGATAGCGAATATCACATTGGGCTTCAGTAAGGCATTGAATGGGGGTACGATGTTACCATGGGAATGGATAGCCGCCGCTGCCGCAGGTACGGCTACGATGATAAGCACTGTGGCAGCCATTAAGGCTGTCAATAGCAGCGATGCAGGTAAGTATGCCGAAGGCGGCATTATTCCTGGTAATTTCTTCAGCGGCGACAATCTCACCGCGTCCGTCAACAGCGGGGAACTTATCCTCAATAGAAGCCAGCAGGACGCTATTGCCTCGCAGCTCAACGAGGACAGTAATAGAATGGGCATTCTCACTGCTCAGCTCAGCGGTGAAGACTTATTTCTTGTCATTAACAATCACCTCGCCAGGATAGGCAGGGGAGAGCTCGTAACAAGTAGATAGATATGGCGAACTTCAATGAACCATGGACGATGAGGTGGCAAGTCCGCTTCCAGAGTTTCCGAGGCACCCAGATGCGTGTCGGCATATTCGAGCAAGGATATGTCGGCAATGTCGTTGAGCTGACAGGCGCGGGCAACCCATTCGAGACAGGCGAAGATACCGACAGTAACATTTTCAAGGCTATTCGTGGACAGACGGGCTACTTGCGTGTCGTTGATACCACTGGCAGTCTGCTGGAGCAACTGATGCCCACCAACAACACCCAGCGCATGGTGAAGCTGATGGACGACACCAACAACACAATCCTCTGGCGTGGCTTCCTCAGTGCCGAGGCATATAGCCAGCCCTGGCAGAATGGCGTCCGTATGCTGGAATTCCCCGTGAAGTCCTACCTCGCTGCACTTGAAGATGTCACTATCAGCACTGTCGAGACATCCGCCATAGAGCATCTCGGCTACTACATTGTCAAGGCTTTCCAGCAGCTTCTCAACTCCGATATGCAGGCATATAGCACTGTGTACGTCTGCGACGACCATAACAAGAGCCCTATGATGTACCCCGTTGAACCCGAGAAGTTCTATCTCTTCACCCAGCCACGAGTGTCGTCCGCAATCTTCTTCGAGCGCGACAGCGATGCCAGCGATACATCTACCGTGGTGGGCAGAGCTTACTCAGACATCGTCGAGAAGATACTTACTATCCACGGGCTATGTATTCGCGAGCGCGGTGAGGAACTATTCTTCATGCAATACGACACAGCCCTCTCGGCACTTACTTACGCGACATTCCCATGGAGTGCCTTCGTACACTGGGCTATGGGCACAGGTACGCCCACCTACACCGATGGCACCAAGCTCGCCGAGACGGCTGTCACGTCCCTGGGCTTCGCTGGAGCCAAGAACCAAGTCAAGTATCTCCCAGGCGCCAGGAGAGTCGCACTGTCTCTATCCCTCGGTGGTGGGCTGGAGGTCGGTGTGGATATTCCACAGGCGCCCGAGACAGGTGGCACGGATAAGCTCTTCGACTTCACAGGCAGGGGAACTGTCAACAGGGGCCTCTTAGTGCGCCACTACGCTCCCCGTACCGATGTACGCGAACAGTACGACTTCCGTCGCTATATCTTCCACTGGACTGGCGACGCAGAAACATCATACTATCAGTTCGACAGCTATGCCACTGCTGCCGACTACTCCGCCAACTTGTGGACCTCTGTCGATGGCGACTATACCGGTGCTGTCCCCTGCCAGTTTCAGGAGGCTGTCATTCGCAGAGAGACTCCAGGCGGCACCCTTATCGACTATTTCCCGAAGCCAGGAACCACACCTCACTATGGCATGCTCATCAAGGCAGTGGATAGAATGAGAATATCCGACAATCCTGACGGCATCAATAGCTACGCCTGGAGCATCAAGAGCAGCGTCGCCTACACACTTGACGATGGTTATCTCAATCTTGACTTCTCGACATTCTTCTTACAGTCTAATGGCAACACAGGCACGCTCCGTCTCCGCCTCTTCGTCAAGATAGGCGGTGAGTATGTCGGCTGCGCCGTTGACCAGCCTATTGTCGTGGAGGTGACTGACGGCAAGATGAAGACCAACAAGACCTCAGATATGGATGTCGAGGGCACTTCTGGCTATTATATCCCCCTCGACAGGAGCTACGAGGGCAAGATAGAAGTCATCTTCTGCAATTCCCTGGAGTCCCGCTTCGGCAACATGGCGCCATATATTCTCTACAATCTGAATGTAGAATATATGCAGTCAGACCTTATCCTGGCATCTCAGCGCGACGAGAACCGCTACACGACTCTACTCACGACGTCAGGCTTCAGCGGTGAGATAGAAGAAGACCTCGGCATAGGTACATTCAACAACAACAAGAGGAGCAATGTCTTCCTGCTCGACAACGACCTGGACTATATTCAGACAATCCCCTACGCCTATCCCAACGACATCATCGATGAGCGCCCAGAGCCTCACTTACTGGAGCGTATGGCGCAGCACTATGCCGCCGTCCGCCGCAACTATACATGCACAGTCTGGCGCGGTAGCGACTTCTACCTCTCCAGATGGATATATGACGCCCGCCGCTATGTCGGTATCGTCGCCAAGACACACTGGAGAGAAGATAAGGAAGACATCTCACTGCTGGAGGTAGAAGATGCCAGCGAATACTACGACTAAAGAATAAGTCCTATGAATGGAAACGACATCATCATCAGCATCGACGGCACACCTATTGCCGCCGTGAAGTCTGCGCAGATACGCACCAAGACCGACACCGAGGAGATATCCAGCCCTGCGACAGGAACATGGAAGGAGTATATCCCCTCATTCAGCGAATGGGAATTCAGCACGTCCTACCTCGTACTTCGAGAGGAGGCACTTCTCAACGTCCTCAACATAGGCACTACCTACGACGTCGTCGCGAATGTCCGCGACTCGCTTGCATTCTCGTATAAGCTCACAGGCAGGGCTATCCTCATCGAGGCGTCTATCACCGCCACCAGGGGCACCCTCTGCTCAGGCTCATTCAAATTTAAGGGCACAGGCGAGCTCACACACCCCTCGCTGACCCCAGTCACCCCGCCCTCGCTGGGCGAGTAAACCCATACCACAATTTCCGGGGAAGAGTATGGATAATTTCTTCATAAAAATGTTTCAGAAGCGCGAGGTGCAAGGAGTTCCTGCTACCACAGCCCCCGCCGAGACACCCGTAGCCAGTGGCGGTGTCTTCGAGAAGCGCGTAGTCCGCGCCCACTCGCAGAGCATGGCACTGACTATCTCAGCCGTGTATCGTGCCGTGGAGCTTCGCGCCAAGACTGAGGCGCAGTTCGCCATTCAGTATCAGAAGCTCAATGCCGCGGGCGGCAACTTCGTGGCCGACATGTACGGACCAGGGCGCAATATCAACTATCTCTTCCAGATACAGCCCAATCCGCTGACTACGGCAGCCAGTCTCATCGAGCAGCTCGTCATAAGGCGTCTCCTCAACGGCAATGCCTTCATCTACATCGAGCGCGACGACTGGGGCAGCCCGATGGCGCTGTGGCTGGCTGAGTGTGGCGGGTATAATGAAATCACCGGCAAGTACACCCTCACCTATCTCGCCGAGGGTGGGCAGAGACTGAAAGTAGATGCAGCCCGTGGAGATGTACTTCACTTTCCGAACACATTTCGACGCGCAGACGGGTTCTGGGGCATCAGCACGATAAGATATGCCGCCGATACCCTCGACCTCATAAAGACAGAGAACGCCCAGGCACTTGAAACAGCCGCGAAGGGTGGGCGCATGAAGCTCATCGTCGGCGAGGAAAAGCCGTCTGCATCTGTCGGCACACTTGCCTACGGTATGATGAACAAGGACCAGATAGACAAGTATGCCCTCGAGCTCAATGACAAGGTATATGAACAAGATGTCATCGGCATCCGCGGTCTCAATGCCCTGCACAATATCTCGATGACATCGCAGGACATGCAACTCATGGAGCATCTCAATCTCGGTCTCGACGACGTCTCCAGGTTCTTCGGTACGCCGCGCCCGCTGCTGATGCTTGACACAAATTCACATTACACGACATATAGCAATGCCACCATGGAATATCTCCAGCGCACTGTGCAGCCCGATATTGTAGAGATGGAACAGGAGCTCAATCGTAAGCTCCTCTATCGCGAGGATTTCGGCAAGCGCAGGATACACCTCTGTGAGCAGCCACTTCTCAGGCTCGACAAGGAGACACAGGCTAAGGTTGACCAGCTCCAGCTCCAGACAGGTGCTGCCACCGTTAATGAGATACGACAGCAGTACGACCGTCCCAGCGTGGAGGGTGGCGATACTCTATATGTCAGCACCAACCTCGCCGAGCTTGGCAGCGAGAAGCTGCGCGGCGGGAGTAACGACGGGCAGCAGCCCGAAGGAGGTAAGGAATGAAATGGCTCACTCTGGAATTGATTAAGGCGCACAGCCGCATCGACTTCGATATTGAAGACAGTCTCCTGGAGTTCTATGCGAACTCAGCCGAGCAGACCGTCCTCAACTTCTGCCAGCGCACCCTTGTGGGCTTGATGTCAGAATATGGCGAAGTCCCTGCTCCCCTGGTTCAGGCGTCTCTCTTGTTGGTGGAGCTGAGCTATCAACAGCGCAGCCCTATCTCAGCAATGAACATGGCAGCCGTCCCTTACTCATTCGAGCTGCTGGTGCGTCCTTACATGCTCCTGAGCGGAGATGAAGACGCAAGGACACTGCTCGAAGCCAATGGCCTCGTCATTGTTGACGGCGACGGCAAGGCTCTGCTCCATGCCGACGACATTGCAGGAGCCTATGAACTCGAGCAGACAGGTGAAGAGATACAGCGACTTCTCAATGAGGTGCCCGCTATTGTCGTGGCTCTCGAAGAGAAGGCAGACAAGTCCGACACCTACAATAAGAGAGAGGTCAACGCGGCTCTCGACGGGAAGGTGGATAAGGAGAGCGGCAAGGGTCTGAGCTCTAATGACTTCACTACGACCCTGCGCCTCAAGCTCCAACAGCTGCCGAATAACGCTCAGCTCACAAACTTATTGAAGGATAAGGCAAATGTGAGCGATGTGGAAGCCTTGGAAACGGCTATGGCAGGCAAGGCAGACAAGGGCGCATTGTCGGGCATGATGTCCTTCCCGACATTGTCAACTTTCGCAGACGGCAGGCAAGAGTTCCTGGCTAACGTGAACAGCCCCGACACTCCGTTCCGCATGGTTATCCCTGCTCCTGCCGATGTGAATAAGGCTTATGTCGATGAACAACTTGCGGGGAAAGCAAGCGTAAGCGATGTGGAGGCACTTGATGCCGGCAAAGTTGACAAGGAGACAGGCAAGGGTCTATCTTCGCAAGACTTCACTACTGCGCTGAAAACAAAGTTATCGCAGCTGCCGACTAACACTGAACTTGCGAACTTATTGAATGAGAAGGCAGATGCGAGCGATGTGGAAGCCTTGGAGACGGCTATGGCTGGCAAGCCAGACAAGACTGGCGTGATGTTCAATCCAGCGCAAAGTACATTCGCCGACAGCTCGAAAGAGCTTCTATTCCAATACTACGATAGCAGTCAGGTAGGCGGCACAAATACGATGCGCGTTATCATCCCTGCTCCGCAGGCGCAGGCAGACTGGGCAGAGACATCGAGCTCGGCAAGGTCGTTTATTAAGAACAAGCCTAAGATATATACGCAGGATGAGGTTGATGAACTTCTCGCCGCCAATGGACTGAGGCAACTTTTCTTGCGCAGTGATTTCCGCCGAGAGAGCGACCCGAACAAGTGTCGATACAATTCAGATACGGGCTACTATGAGATGAACGGCATAAGCGACTTGACGGAAGATGATATGTGGAAGATATACAAGGTTGGCGAGCCCCCCTATCAGGCAGAGAGATTTCTTCAAAAGGCTGTTCTTTTGTATGGGGTAGATATGCGTGTCCGCACCACCTTCCCAACGATGCGCAAAAACTTCCAGTCAACGGTGCGTTACGGAGAAACCCAAAGTCTGCTGGAGGTCTTGTGCCTCAATCCTATAGGCTCCTTCGTGATAGCACTATCATTGAACAATCCGCTACTGATAAATGCAACCGTATTGCACACTATCATAGGCACGATAGATTGCGCCTCCGTAGTAGCAGGCGCAGAATTGTTCCGTAACTGCCCGATGTTGAAAAATGTCACGATTTACAGGGTCAATAAAAATATCACCGTGACGGTACCCAAGATGAGTTACGACAGCATGGCATATATGGTGGCACAAGCTACCAATACCACGGCAATCACAATCAAGGTGGCGAGTGAGACATATTCCTACCTTACAGGGCAAGCCACACCCCCCGAAGATGTCGGCGGCACATCGGAGCAGTGGCAGGAACTCGCAGCAACAGCAACTGACAAACAAATAGCTTTCGCACAATGATACATATTAAAGGCAATGAGGCATACACGGATATGCCCGACACACACAGGATAAGCAGACATGGCGACGAGATGTACTTCACTCGCACCACTCTGCTGGCAGGCGAGACTGCCGAAGACTTCGAGGAAGTCCCCGTTGACGAACTACCCCAAGACGATGAAGAAGAATAACCACTACCCACAGCCCCACCGCCACGACTGGGTATGGTGGGCTTATCTCATACTTCTATGCGTTCTTTTTGCGCTCTTTCTATGCTCATGCAAGAGGGTGGAGTATGTCACGCAGGAGAAGGTAATGTACCACACTGACACCCTGCGGCAGACACTTGTGCAAAGAGATAGCATCTACTTGCACGATAGTATCGCGTACAAGGAGTTCGTCAAGGGCGACACGGTGCGCATAGAGAGTGAGAAGTGGCACACGCGCTACGTTGATAAAGTAAAGCACGACACCACCTATGTTGCGAAGGTAGATACTGCCTATGTGGGCAATACGGAGGTCAAGGAAGTGCCGCGAGAAAAGAAGTGGTGGGAGAGTGCGCTGGAATGGGTAGGGCTGCTGACCCTTATCGGCGGCGGAATATGGATTTATCACAAGTTAAAAAAATGAGCTACACAGCAGGACTACTCAGAGACCGCATCGATATCCTCAGCCGGACGCAGTACCAGGCTGACGACTTTGGACTCAATGCTTCAGGCATGGATTTCTCTAAGGTTGCCACTGTCTGGGCAGATGTATCCTGGGCGAAGGGCAAGCAGGCACTCAATGCCGGCTCTATCGACGTGTATGGTGTGATAATGGTGCGCATGCGCTATACTACCCTCATTGACGAGCGCTGCCGCATAACCCACAATGGCAAGACCTATCAGATACTCGCTGACACCTTCCATGCCGACTTCCATGACAATGAGATACAATTCCAAGCTCAAGCCGTAATCAACGAATAAGATGAAAACAATAGCAATAGTACACCACAATACCCCAGAGCTCACCGACGCTCTGATAAGCTCCGTAAGGAAGGTCGGATGTGACTGGCAGATACTTATTCTCGACAATAGCGATGAGCGTCCCTACAAGAGGCGCAGGAAGGGCGTCGTGACTATCAACAACAGAGGCGGCAGACTTCTCGACCTCGATGCCGAGCTGTCCCAGTTCCACGACAAGTGTGAAGAACTCGCCTACAATAAGCAGTTCGTCTCAGCCAGGCACATGCTGTCAGTGCAATATCTCTGGAACCTGCTTCCTGACGGCTTCATTCTCATGGACTCCGATATATTGTTGACTAAGCCCTTTGAATACCTATGGGATGAGACCTATGCCGCAGCTGGGCATGTCGAATGGAACGGGCGACGCGGCGGCATCGACAGGCTCAAGCCCTTCCTCTGCTATATCAATGTGCCGCTTCTCAACAAGTACGGCGTCAAGTATTACGACCCCGCACGCTGCTGGGGCTTGTGCCCTGGCGGCCTCAAAAACCGTCATAACCTCTATGACACTGGCGCCTCACTCCTGGAGGATATCCGCAAGAACAAGCCCATGCTCAGGTGCAGGAACTATCAGAACCTCGAAGACGGATATCTCCACTTCGGTGCAGGTTCTTATCGTCGCAACAACCTCGACGAACACAAGGCATGGCTCGAAGCCCATGCAGATGCCTGGAAGTAAACCCCACGCAGAATTTCCATAGCATAATATAACCCACACGAATATGAATGAAAAAAGAGAAATCAGAACCCTGGAGTGCCAGCTTGCCATTAGAGAAGCTGGTACCGATGCGCAGGGCGAGTCTCGCATCATCGAAGGCACGGCCATCGTATTCGATGCTGAGAGCGAAGTCCTGGACGACTGGGGAACCAAGTTCCGAGAAGTAATCAAGCCCGAGGCGTGTACCATGGAATTCCTCAATAGCCAGGACATCAAGATGAACCTGCTCCATGAACGCGAGGCATCTATTGCCAGGAGCAATAAGGGCGTCGGTAATCTTATCCTCTCTGTCGATGAGAAGGGAGTACACTTTGAGTTCGAGGCGCCCAGATGCGACCTCGGCGACCGCGCCCTGGCACTTGTCCGCGCAGGTGTGTATTCGGGCTGCTCCTTCGAGTTCTATCCCCAGGACTACGACATAGAAGAGAATGGAGATGAAGTGAAAATCACACATCGAAAATTCAAGGCTATCACAGCCCTCACTATCGGCATGGACCCTGCATATAGCCAGACTTCCGTCAATGCCCGCGAGCTCTACAACGGCACCGACGCCGGCAAGGCTAAGGCTGCCGAGGCTCAGCGCGAGAAAGAGAAACAAAAAGAACAACAGGCAGAGGCAATGCGCCGCGAGGCTCTGCGCCGCCTGGATAATATGAATAAGTACAATTAACTTAATTACCCACCCCCATGAAAGTAAAAACATTCGCACAGCTTCGTGAGGCTCGCTTAGCAGCCAACGAGAAGCTCGGCGACCTCTACGTTAAGGCCGCCAATCGTGAACTCACTCCCGAGGAGAAGATTGAGGAGACCAACATTCTGCGCGAGCTGAACCAGCTCGATGAGCAGATGAAATTCCTCAACCGCGAGAACGACAATGCCAAGAGTGCAGCCGCTGCCAGCAAGGCAAACAAGGGTAAGGCAC